CTCTGATGCCACCAACTGCTCTAAGGCTTGAAGATAATTCTGCGGTAAAAGTGCGGTCGGATTTTGTTGGTTTTCTAACTCAAGCCATCTGTCAATAATACGTTTACGAAGTTTTACGCTATAACCAGCCACCAGTGTAAGAGTTAAATCCTTTGGCAGTATAAATTCATGGTAAGATTGACCATTTTGGGGGTGTGTCCAAATTTGGACATACCCTTTAGGATTGATTTCTAACTGTTCAAACATCACTTCAATGTCACGTGCGACATGACGATGTTCTTTTTCACACAATTCTGCAATCTCACGACTACTCATCGTCAAAGTGCTTGCATTTTCGTTTGTAATTGGTAATAATTGCTCCATCAGTATATTCCTTAATAAATTAACCACGGCGGACACCGTGGTTTTTTATTGACGTTTATTTAGCGAGATCACGCACTCGATTGAGTGTTGTGTTGCAGCTAAATGTTTATTTAATAACTTGCGGATCAAATCTTCTTCACAACTGGTAATCTCACCATCAGCAAGTGCTCTTTCTAATGCTTCAAATAACAATCCACGAGCTGATAATTCATGTAATTGAATATTTGCCATTTCTACTGCATCTAAATCATCTGCACAGGTATCTGGTACAAAACGTCCACCAGCGGCACGGCATAATTCTTCAATAAATTGTGTGCAACCATATTCAAGCTGAATAGCGATTAACTCTTCATTTTTGAACCGTTGGCCCTTTGTTTGATAAAGACGATTATTTAATTCACTTTCAGTAAATCCGAGAAAGCCAGCTACCGCACTTTTGCCACCAGGTACTTTCTCAATCATCTCTATAATGGTTTGTTTCATTGCCATAATTTTTGCCTTATTTTTATGGTTTTCTTTTCGGTTAGTGTTGGTAAATTACAGTCATGCGATAATCGCAGAGCCTGACTTAATGGGATTACTAAAGTTTCTAATCTCTTCCGCAGAAATTCCGTTTTCCAAGGCTTGAGATAGAATCTCTGAATATCTGGTCTCACCTGTATATTCAGTTCTTGGTAGAGAATTTGATGCGCGCCATTTGTAAACTGCACGCACAGAAATACCGCATAAATCTGCTACTTTAGCTGCACCCAAAGAGTCAATAATGTGTTTTAAGCTTTTCATATATAACCCATTTAAATGAACTTAGAGTACATAATAATCCAGAACTGAAAGTACTTCAAGTTTTATTTATAATTGAACCAATAGTTCAAAGGTGAAAAAATGATTACTGAAGAAAAAATTAAACAGGACTTTGCCGCACGGCTAGACATTGCATGTAAGAGAAAGAACTTGCCAGAAAAAGGCAGGGGGAAAATCATTGCGGATATACTGAAAATAACGCCAAAGGCCGTGAGCAAATGGTTCAATGCCGAGACACTACCAACTCAAGCAAATATTTATGTATTGTCTGATTTTTTAGGTGTAACAAAAGAATGGCTAACTTATGGCGATAAGAATGCCTCTATTGAGAAAATCGAAAAACAGAAAGCCTACCCTTTATTAAGCTCAGTCCAAGCTGGACTATGGACTGATATTAGCTCTCTTGATGGCTTTGACGGTTACGAGATGATCCCAAGCACAGTTATAGCCTCTGAAAATTCGTTTTATTTACGAATTGAAGGAAAATCTATGCTCCCTCGTTTTAATGAGGGCGATTTAGTTTTAATCGATCCTGACATTTTGCCTACTCCTGGGAAATTCGTGGCCGCAATCAATGGCGACAACGAGGCAACGTTTAAGCAATACAAAGAGCTTGGCACGAGAACACCAGAAGGCATACCGCACTTTGAGCTTGTTCCGCTAAATCCGATGTTTCCAACATTAAGCTCGCTCAACCATGAAATTCGCATTATTGGTGTAGCAAGAGAGCGTGTAGAAACGCTGTAATTAAAGTAATTGATACTGGATATTGTTGATCTGTAATAACTCTAACCAAGACATAAGGAAGAAATATGGTAGGAGCAATAGCTTTAACCAAATTTAACGAAATATCTTCGGAAATTGTAAATTTCCGCAATAAATCATTCGATGTAAATTATATTGATAAAGCCCAAGCTTTTGCTTTTATTGATGAATTAAAGCCGCTCACCAAGACTAATGATAAGGCTCTGGCTTTCTCACTACTTGGCACTCTTTATTGTTTGTTGGGTGATCTAAACAATATGGAGTTCAGTTATCGTACTGCAATAAAATTTTCTCCCGGTGATATTCGTATTAGATTTAATTACGCAATTGATTTATACTACTCGTATCGCCCCGCATCTGCTCTTACTCAAGCGCAGAAACTGCTAAATCTTAATGTTAAAGATATTGAAATGCTGCATTCAATTTATCTTTTGTTAGATAACTTAATTAAAATAAATGAGTGCGAAAAAGTAATGCAAATGATTGAAAAACTCCCTGCCAAACAAACCCAAGATTACTTTACTTGGATTAATAACAAAAAATCTTTGCTTAAAGCATATCACGATCTAAAAATAGACCTTCCTCTACTATCAAAACTTATTGATGGCATTCGATCTGATCTATCTCCGCAGCATCCAAAAAGTGTTTATGTGGAGCATTACTATGATTATGATGATAAGACGATTGTCTATTCATTTATTGATGAAAAGTCAGATGTAGATTCCGCTTTTAAGTTTGATGAACAATTAACTGATTATATCATCGAATTTGAAAGAAAAAATAACGTTCACTTTCATAATTTTGTCATGATGTATGAGGCTAGATAATGATTAAGGCGAACGATATTTACAACAGAGCTAAGCAGTTAGCAGAATCCACAAATGAAACAGAACAGAGAGAATGCATTAAAACACTATACTATGCCGTGCTACACAAAATACAAGAGGTTTGCGATAGCAAAGAACTTCCTAGAACTCGTGCTATAAACTTAGGAAGTCATGAAAGCATGATAGAAAGAATAAATGTACAAAATCTACCCTCAGAAAAACAAATTGTGTCATATGCAAAAAAAATGAAGAAAAAAAGAGTGGATGCCGACTATATTCTTTCGTTAAATATCAACAGTAAAGATGTTAAATATCAGATTTTATGGGCTGAGAAGTGTTGGTATTTATTAGACAAACAATAAACAGTTTATAAACCGCCTCACTGGCGGTTTTTTTATTAACATTTAAACTCCGCAATCAACTCCTCTAGCACAATCCTCTCCTGCTCATTAGCGCGCACAATCCTCAACTCTTCATCTACGCGCGACACTATCTCATTAATCCCTAAGCTATTAATCCCTTCGCAATTCAGCGAGATTAGCCATTTTTTAAACTCTTTTTTCATAATTCGCCCTCCTTATCGGCAGAGCCATAATAAACAAACTTCAATTTAAACCAACTATCGCTACCAAAATTTGCGATCAGCATCGCAAAAATCTCAAAAACACACATCAAAACACAAATTTTACTTTGCGACTGATTAAAAAATAAGCAATCAAACGCATTTCTTGAAAATTTATTTATTTGAAAATCAATCTGCTATGAACAAATGGTACATTTTATCTAAAATATGTACTTTTTGTTCTTGACTATAATGAACTGGAAGTACATAATACACCCATCAAAACGAGATACACAAACAAGGAGCCTAAAAATGACAAATCTTCAAAACTTTAAAAAACAGCTTAACTCAGTCGCACCGATTGAGTGCGATTTAAAAGTTGGCGACCGAGTTATTTATAAAAACGACTTTGGAATCAAATTTGGGCCATTCGAGGTTATCGGGTTTGAAAAGAAAGAAGATATTTCAGGCGGAAGATTTGTTTACTTGAACAGTGATAGTTACTGGTTCCCGGTGAAAGCGGAACAACTAACAAAACAATAAGAATCTTTACTAAGCCCTCACCGCGAGGGCTTGAATAAAGGTTTTACAACCAAGCCGAAAGGCAACGCTCTTTAAAAATTTGAAACAGGTTAATGATGGGAATTCATGCTCTTATCGAGCTTAGCAAGAACAACATTGCGAATAAGTGGATTTAACTC